TAGCATCTTGTAAGATACACAATCTGTATAAGACATTTTATCTATCATAATTGTTAAATCAATACTTTCTACAAAACCTGATTTTCGTAACGATTTGTAATACTCATTAAGCCAGATGCAATAAGTTTCTAATGCAGAATAAGAATCATCTACAACAGGTTTAATTTTCTTTTTTTGAGAAGCCACATCAGCCCCCTAAGCCTGCCAAGATTGTTGCTAAATCTGGAGCACCTTGCGGTGCGCCTTGTGGAGGGACCCCACCAGAAGCAACACCAGGAGTGGCTGGGGACGAGGGTGCCTGCTCAACTGGGGCTTGTGAACCTGGTGGGGCCATCTCGGGCTGTACTGGTTGTTCAGGCGCTTCTGGCTTGAACACGGCCAATGCAGCAGCCTCTATGCTATCCCCTTTACGGCGGCGTTCGATAACATCCGCAATATTCTGGATAAGTTTAGAAGGGTCTTGACCCTGTGCTGCCATGGCAGGAATTGCTTGTGCGCTTGCTGTGATTGCTGCGCTAAGATTCTCCCGCATTTTTTCAATTTCAATACGTTGTTCTTCAAGTGTAACGTTAACACTCCAAGGAAGTTCACGACGGATAAAGTCTTTAGATACTAAGTCAGCGCCAAGTGCTTGTAGCGAGAAGATAAGTGCGCGAGATGGGTCAAGTCCAGCCATCAATCCATAACGTACTTCTACGGAATGGTCGCCTTTAATATCTTTGCTTGGTAGATATTTAAGTTCATACGGTGTGCCTTGTGCTACACCACGAACATTCTTATCTTCATTGAATAGTAGTTCATCCATATGGAACGCAATTTTAATAACATCTTCTAGCGCTTCAGCAAGGATTGTTTGACCTGCTTTAATCTGTGAATCAAAAGCACCTAGTAGTGCTTGAACTCCTTGACCAGTAATAATACTGGCGTCAATGTTGCCAGTCCTACCTTCAGGGTAACGCGCTCCAAGTCTCATTTCTGATTGCAGGGCGGCTTGTTCCTGGAAGGCAGCGGCTGGAACATCTAATCGTACACGTCCAACACTTTGTGGTTGAGAGGTACGAATAACTGCGTCTGGACCCATAGGAAGGTCTATAACATCTTGTGGTACTACTAGTGGGGCTTGTACTGATTTCTCAGCAGCCTCCATAGCAAGGTTAGCAAACCTTGCGCGTGCAAGTTGGACATAGATAACATCATCAAATTGTCCACGTGCTTCGTCGTCAATTCCAGGACGTCTAGCAACTTGTACTGTCATCTTACCAGTAAGATTTCTTGCTTCGTTAAGAATTAAATTTTGACGAGATGGGATATAAAATACTGTTACATCCTTATCCATATAACGGATAAGTTCTATTGGCGAGTTAGTGTTTTGGTTGTATCCCATTTCGCCAAGAATAATGTTTGCATACTCTGGATAGTCATTGGCTAGTTCACCAATTGTTTTAACATAGCGTTTAGCGTATGCTATGCAGCGACCAAATCTATCAAACTCTGGGTATGCTCCCATTGGGTCTTCAACACGAATACGAGGTAGGTTAGTTTCAAAATCAGGTTCTACATGAATAGGCAGGAAGCCATAAGAGAAATACCAGTCTGCTCCCCAGTACATTTGTGACTGCAACCGCGATTGATATACATAGTTATTGGCTATCATGCCGCGCTTGTCAGCAAAAGTACGACCTCTATCTGAGGTAACATTAGTTGCTGAGCAGTTAAACGAAGGTAATGGTGCGAGTACTTCAGCCAAGTCACGGGCAGCAACATCAACAAAGTTAGCAATCATAGGATGTTGCATACTGTCTGGGAACATGTCAGGAAATAACTGAGTCATATTGCCTTTACGGACTGCCATAACATCTTGCATTCGGGCGTCGCGAGCAGCGTGGCGAACCTTTAGGTTCTCTACACGCCTTGCAATGCTATCAATGTTTGCCATGTTACCTTTCGTGTACTACATAATCACCAAACTCGTAATCGTTTACATTTACTACGTAACGAGTATCCATTTGCTTACGAGTTACCCATTTATTACTTAGGTAACTTTGGTTAATGCTTGCATTTCCAATAATTTCTTTAGCGCGTAGTTCACAAAACCACAACGCCATTACACAGTCAGTCTTACCTTTAGTATCTGGCTTCCATGTTATCAATTGCTGTATCAATGACTTGATGCCTTCTGATAAATCCTGAGAAGGTAGTTCAAGTAAGTTATCTTTTTGGTGCTGCCCATTACGGACAGTACCAAATAGACCTGACATAGCAGCAACACCAAAAGAAGTGTCCCATTTGTTCTTGCCAGTAAACTGGCTGGAGAACCTTACTCCTGCTGATGCAAGATAGGTGCGCAAGTCATCGTCTAAGGCGTAAGCCTTTTGATGAGCGTTAGTTTCTATGCGCAATTCTTGTGGGTTAAACTTAGTAACCCAGTCTTCAATTAACTGTTGAATCTTTCTAGGGCTAGGGTCTTTCATATTTTCAACATCTAGTATATACCGTTTGCGAGTTTGTCTATCAACAGTCATAATCACTGCTGCAGTATTACCTGACATCGCTGGGTCTAACCCCATAATGGTATACCAGGCTCCTGCAATTTTAGGATGTCCTGCTGCACCTGGCTTTAGCGGACCACGTCTGCGCATCCCGTTAACTGAACCTTGGACACTTGCAGGGGAAAATATTGAATCTTCCTGTATGTCTTGTTGTTGGTAAACAAGCGCCCAAGCAGAAGCGCTAACTTCACTTCTTCGTCGAAAGAGTGCTGGCCCGTCCCATTTAGGATACAGACCGTTTTCATCTGGAAGTATATCTTCATCTGAACCTTCCCATGGCAAGTGTGATGTAGGCCATAGTGTCACCCAGTCTTCAGGCTTGTCATTAAATTCTAAAACGGCTGGCATGGCTAGATAAGTAAATGGAGACTTGCCACCTACCCAATGCTCAGCAGAGCGTATCTCACGGTATAAGTCATTTGCTGCGATACGAGTTCCTACCACAAGCAGTTTGCCATTGTCACCTAGTCGGGTAACAACATCTCGTTGTAACCAGGTAAGTTGCTTTTCCCACTCATGTGCGTTTGAGGTGGTTACTACGTCATCAAGGATGATAAGGTTGGAGCGTGCTCCTGTGATTTGTCCACCAATACCCAGTGCTTGCACGGTAGGGTCTTTTTCAGTAGAGTCACGGCTGAGATAGATTCGGTCAGCCTTCCAAGAATCTGAGTCCTCTTTCCAACCACCAGCAGAACCGTAGACCGCTTGGAGTTTAGCCCAGCGTTCATGGCTTAGCCGTTGCTTGATTGAGTATAGATATTCCTTGGCTCGTTCCTGGGTTTTAGAAACGATGGTAATCTTAATGTTAGGGTCCATGGCAATCCGATAGACACAGTAGTTGACCGAGATAACGGTCGACTTAGCGTGCTCGGGGGGTACGTTTATCAGTAGCCGCTTCTTAGAGGCTGGGTCATAAACCATTGAGTCATGGAGGTAGGATGGTTCTCTGCCCTCTAAGATGTCAATCCAACTTCTATGGTGGGGGAAGATGGGGGAGTCTAGAAACTCTTTTGAGAACTCCTCAAACCCTATCTTAAACTTGGCATCCCCAGTAACTATACTGAGTGTGCGCTCGCCTTCACCTCTTGCTAATTCTAGGTCTTTCATGAACCTGGCATCTTTGCGCCAGTCTTTCATTACATCTGGTTTACGGTCTGACCTTGCTATGGCATCTTGTAGACTTAGCCCTTGCTTTACATATGCTAATACATTTGCCTTTGCTGCCCTAAGTTTTTCGACATTATGATGTTCTTTACCACCTTTAGCCGCCATATAAAACCTCCTGTTTATCCCCCTTCGTTCGCAGCGCCATAGCGCTGCTCACTACCCCCTATAGGTTCGGCTGGCAATAAAGCCAGCCTCACTCAAGTTAGATAAAACTCGCTAGCGCAGAGCGCTCGTTTTATTTATATCTCTATATATACTAACCCGTTCAGATAGGGTAAACCGAACGCATCGTTATCAAATTGTTATAATATATCTATACATACTAGGGCATATCGGACAAGCAAATGATGTTAAAAAATTATAACGCGATAGTGTAATATACCGCGCTGGCGCGCTATAAGCACCGGGGTCGGTGCGCGCGCCAAGCGGTGAACGGTAAGAGCGCGAATGCGCACCGTTCGCGGGGGGTCGAGGGGGGCGCAGCGCCCCCTCGTTGGCATTAAAAAGCCCCGCCACGCGTGGGGCGCGTAACGGGGCTGTTTGTGTTGGTGGACTATCCGCGCGGCATGCTTAGCAGTTGGAGAATTAAGTCGGACTGCTCGGACTTGCTCATAGCGTTAAGCGTGGCGCGTTGGGTTTGTGCGCTTGGCTTGGCTGGCTTAATGACCTTCGCGATTTTCTGCGCTTCATCTTGCGAGTCTGCCCATACTTCCTTTTTGGCTTGCTTGGCGCTCTCTTTGCCATGCTTGGCGAGTTCGTTCCCGATTGAGAATATAAGCGCGATTGCCTGAATTATTGCCTGTTCCTGTTCGTCTGAAATATCCTCGGCGAATTTGTTCAGGCTTGCGCTGGTGGAATTAAAAAGTTGGCTGACTGAGCCTTCTTTTGTGAACGCGCTATTTAAGCGGTTAGTGAGTGATTTCCCGTTGGTTGCGGAAAGTGGGAATCGTGCCACCAGTTCGGTTACGAGTTGGGCTGTGTTC